CGGTTCTGGGTTTGGCAGTGGCTTGGCATACGGCAATGCTGACCTTGGGACATTTTTCTAAAGGCAATCATGGTTCAGCCAATCAACTATTTTCAAGGCGTCCAAGATCCATTTGCTCAGGCTTTGGCTGGTATGCAGTTGGGTGAAACCTACGCTGCCAACCAACAAGCGCAACAACAAGCGCAGCAACTTGCTATTGCCAAACAACAGCAGCTAGCGCAGCAAATGCAACAGCAACAACAAATCGCTACAGCACGCGACACGTTTCTGGCAAATCCAAAGCCAACCATGCGCGACGCTCTGACATTTGCGTCCATATTGCCAAGAGATCAGGCAGATGCAATTCGCCCGTACATTGAAGGCGTCGGCAAAGAACAGCAGCAAGGTGTCTTGCGGTTCAACGGGCAAGTGCTTTCTGCTCTGCAAACTGATCCACCAGCAGGCATCAGACTGTTGCGAGAACGCGCATTGGCCGAGCGTACATCTGGCGATGAGCAAGAGGCGTCGCTTTATGAGCGCATGGCAGATACTGCTGAAAAACAAGGGCCAGAAGTTGCTTTCAAAGGTCTGACGTACATCATTGCGTCAATGCCTGGTGCAAAAGAGATGTTTGAAAACATCGACAAGAATTTATCAACTGCCAGGCTTGAAGAATTAAGGCTAAGCGTGCTTGCAGAAGCCGTTGCCAAGGCCAAGAAAGCCGTTATTGAAGCAGACGATACTCCTTCACGTTTAGCAGCAGAGCAAGACCTTCGTGTTGCAGAGGCTGCACAGAAACGCGCCCTGACTGCCGCAAGTGTTGGCGGTGAAGCCAGGGCCGCAGAACAAGCGCCAGCTGCACTTGCTAGGCTCGCAGCAGATGCAGTCAAAGCCGAATCAGAGGCAAAAACTGCCCAAGCCATTGCCGCTAATGCACAAGAAAAATCAGCCGCGGATTTAGCACTTGCGAAAGCAGTGGCCAATAAAGCCATAGTGCAGGCCAAGTATGCAGAGAAAGTTGAAATTGCAGGCCTGGACAAGACCAACTGGGACATCAACAACCTGCGCAGCCAGATCAAAGATCGTTCTGCACGGCTTAATCTTGATACACAAAAGACGGCAGCTGATGTTGCTGACAAGATGTCAAGCATTCAAACTCGACTAACTGAAATACCGCCAGAGGCCAGGAAGCTGATTAACGAGTCGGCCACTTTGGCATCTACATCAAAACAGGCCGCTGTCCAGTTCAATGATTTGGCAAAGCGGATTGAGTCAGCAGAAGGCGGCAAAGGAGCATTGACATCTGCCACAGAGTGGTTTGCAAAAGCCAGCGGCCGGCAAGACGAATGGACGCAAATCAGGAATGAATACACTCGCGTTCGAAACACGGTGGCCATCAAATCCCTGCCGCCAGGCGTGGCAACAGACAAAGATATTGAGCTGGCACTCAAAGGCATTCCGCCTGAAACTGCAAATTCAGCAACACTTGGATCGTTTTTGCGTGGCATGGCCAAATTGCAAGACATTGATTCATCCATTAACGATGCCAAAACTGACTGGCTATCTCAAAACAACGGCCTCTTAACTCGTGCCAAAAACACTTTTGTTGCTGGTGACTATGCAACCAAGCCCGGAGAAACATTTAACGATTTTGCTCAAAGAATCGTTGGTGATGTGTCTCAAAAATATCGTTCACCCGAGCAAATGGCAGAACAGCGTCGACAAGAATCCATTGGTCGGATACCAACTACTTCTGTGCCAGCAGCTGCACCAGCGGCATCTTCTGCTTCTATTGAAGCGCGAGCTGAAGCAATTATTCGCGGGAGCCGTTAAATGGCAACAGCACAAGAATTTGCAGCTTGGATTGTCCAAAACGCAGCTAAGCGCGGTACACCTGAGTTTGACACTGTAGCTAGTGCTTTTGAAATTGCTAGGTCACGGGAAAACACAACAAAAATTCAGCAACAAATTGCACCAGCACCACGCGAGCCCAGCATTGGTGAACAGCTGATTGGCGCAGGGGAAACAGCACTCACCCTGGGTACAGGTGCAACAGGTGGCACGGTAGGCGCTATCGGTGGTGCTGTGGGAGGATTGGCGCAGCAAATTCTTTCTGGGCAATTTGGCACGCCTGAAGCTGTTAAAGCTGTGGAGCAAGCAGCAGCAAAAGGCGCTCAAGCCTTGACCTACGCACCCCGTACACAAGCCGGCCAAGAGCAGGTTCAAACTGTTGGGCAAGTGCTGGCAAATGTGTTGCCGCCAGTTATCCCGCAGGTTGTTGGCTTAAACGCACTAGGACAGGCTACACGCCTTGCTACGCCTTTGGTTGGGGCAACCGTAGGCCGTGGCACTCAAGCATTACAGCAGGCCGCTACAACTACAGGACAAGCCATTGCTAGGCCAGTGCGGTCGGCAACCACGGCCGTGCGCGAGACTTTAGGCATGGAGCCTGCACCAGCAACGCCAATAGCCGCAGGCCGATCAACCGGAGCTGCTGCAACGCCATTAGAGTTGCAACGCGCTGCTGAAGCAGAAATGGCTGGTCTGCGTTTATCAGAAGGCGAGATGAAACGGAGTCAGCCACTGTTGGCGTTTGAACAAGAGAAGGCCAAAACACCAGAGTTTCAGGAACCGTTTTTAGTTCGCCAGCAGGAAAACAACCGCGCTGCTTTGGGCAAGCTAAATCAGGTGCTGGACGACACCGGCGCAGAAACTGGCGACTATTCAAACACCGGCATCAAGGTTGTAGACACTCTTATGGCTGGGTGGAATTTAGAAAAGAAAAAGACAAGCGCACTTTACGAAAGATTCCGTGCATCACCAGAAGCGCAAGTTGAGGTCGATACCACTCCAGTGATGGAGTTCTTGAACAGCCAGGCCCGAGGCGTTGCAGGAATGACGGGAGTTCCGGATACTGCGCGTCAAAATGCTGTAAATCTTGGCATTGCCCAAATGGACGAAAGCGGAAGACTGACCGCTGCTCCAGGCACAACTCTAGGCCAGTTGGAAGAATTCCGGCAGTCTGTTTCAGCTATTGGTGCAGCCAATCCAAACGATAAACGCTTGGCCACCATCATCAAGCGAACCATCGACGAAGTTGGAGATCCAATCGGCGGTGAAATGACCAAATCAATGCGTGCGCAACGCAAACGACAGGCCACCAAGTACGAAGACCGTGCCATTGTTGCGCGATTACTGCTTGAGAAAAAAGGAATGTCCGATGCACAGACGCCAATTGAGGATGTTTTTCGCAAGACCATTCTGACAGCGCGTCCAAGCGAAATTCAGCACGTTAAGCGTGTGTTGGCAACCATCCCAGACCAAGAAGGCCAGCAAGCCTGGAAAGAGCTGCAAGGGGCTACTGTGCGCCATTTGCTTGAAAAAGCAGAATCAGGCATTGGATCAGACAACTTGCCGGTTATCAGTGGCGCAAAACTTGACAAAGCCATCCGAGACTTTGACCAGAATGGAAAACTTGATCAGGTCATGGGCGTGGCATCAGCCGAGCAAATACGAAACCTGAACCAAGTCTTGAAATACATCCAATCTACTCCGCCACTGACCAGCATAAACAACTCTGGCACAGCGCGAACCGTAGCTGCATTGCTGGCAGAATCCGCAGGTATGGGATTGGTTTCGGGTGTTCCTTTGCCAATCATGCAGGGCATGAAGATGCTGCGCGAAAACGTAAATGATCGACGTATCAAGACCAGAATCACCAAGGCATTGAACTACAAGCCAAATGTTTCGCAGCCAGCATTGCCACCAGCGAAACCTTAAACGACAATCCACCCAGGAGAAACCATGTCCGCACTCTCAATTCAGCCACCATTCCCGATCTTTACGGAGACGGATGGCCAACCTCTTGAGAATGGCTACATCTGGCTTGGCACGATCAATCTAAACCCAATCGTCAACCCAATCTCGGCCTATTGGGATGCTGCTTTGACCATTGCAGCTGTGCAGCCAATCCGCACACTCAACGGTTATCCGGTGTACCAGGGTACGCCTGCCAGGATTTACGTCAACAGCGACTACAGCATCCAGGTGCAGAACCGCAATGGCAGCATTGTGTACAGCGCACCAGCCGCAACAGAGCGCTATGGCGGCATCATCAATGCAAGCGATGTGGTTTATGACCCAGCAGGCACCGGAGCCGTGGCTACGACTGTGCAGGCCAAGCTGCATGAATCGGTGTCGGTAAAAGACTTTGGCGCGGTGGGGGATGGTGTTACGGATGACCGGACAGCGATAGTCGCAGCAATAACAGCGGTAGCTGCTTTGGGTGGGGGTTGCGTTAATTTCCCTTCGGGTACTTACATCGTTGCATCATCTTTCACGGTTCCTGCAAACATCAATTTAAAAGGTGCTGGTCAAAAAGCAACAACAATTAAGCGTAAGTTTACTGGTGACCTCATTACATCGTTTGGCGGCTACGCGTCTCTTGAAGATTTAACCATTGACGGAAATACCGCAACATGGGGAACAGGTAAAGGAGTTATTTTTGCAGCGTCAAGCCCTAGCAGCCATTTCCTAAATGTAGAAATTATCAACTTTGTGCAAAATTGCGTTGCATTTGGTGCAGATGCGGCCTCCACATTCCGAGCAAATTCTTGCACTTTCTACACGACAGGCACACCGGGAACAGTGGCAGCAGTTGCGTGTACGGGTGTTGATACGGCGGCTACTTCGCGTCATTTCTACAATTGCGAATCTGCTGGATGTACGTTGTTTGATTTCAGCGGTACTAATGACACTTATGTCTCTGGTGGGTATACGCGAGACTTCATTACTAGCGCAAGCACAAGCAAGCTACTGCTAAACAATATGCGCGTTGCAAACGCAGGCGCAATGACCATTGCAGGAGCAAGCAATCGCATTGATAACTGTGTTTTTTCTAATGCTGTAACGCTAACTTGCATAAACTCGCTTTTTAACTGTGAAGTCCCAAGCTACAACATTACAGACAACGGAACTGGCAACCAGGTTTTTCACGGACTTCGCAGTTGGACTCCTGTATGGACAGCGTCAGGAACCGCACCCGCGATAGGCAATGCTTCCATTGCAGGTCGCTATTCTCGGGATGGTAGCCTCATCACTTTTTCAATTGATTTTACGATTGGTTCCACATCAACGGTGGGCACGGGTACGTGGTATTTTTCTATTCCAAGGGCAGAGTCTGGTGAGTTGGTGCAAATGTTTGGAAGCGGATACGCATCTAATGCAGCGTCAAGCGCTATGGCGACTTACGTACTCCGATGCGAACCCGGAGGCACAAAAATACGAATGTATTACATTGACACTTCCGGTATAGGTCAGAGCATTGGGGCAATACTGCCTGCCGCAGTATGGGGCGCAGGTAGCGTACTCCGCCTGTCTGGAAGTTATTTCACAACATGACCCACACCGCCACCGGCCTAATCCTCGCGTATATGCGCTTCTGCGGATTCCAAGGCTGGGCATCGTTCTGGAACGTCATCTACCTTGCCCCCGGCTACGAGCAACACGCTGCCCTAATCCGCCACGAGCGCAAGCACTTGGAGCAGATGCAGCGTGATGGCAAGCTGGTTTACTTGGTCAAGTACAGCTATTGGCTGCTACGATACGGCTACTGGGACAACCCCTACGAAGTTGAGGCGCGCAAGGCTGAAGTTTTAATCAATTAATGGAGTGATCACAATGTCTAACAATTCACAAATTGCTTTTGCACCGCTAGGCGAGACGGTCGTCATTGCTGCTGCTGCTTCTGCGCCGGCCGGTCTGCAAGTCCCGGTCTACGCCAAGTTTGACCCGCAGAATGCTGGCCAGTACCGAATCACCAACTCCAGCACAACGGTTACCGTGTTTTTGGGTTTTGGAGCATCCGCGGCAGATGCTACGGCAAATGCTGTTGCTCCGATTGCTGGCAATCCATCGCCAGCCGTTGTTTTGATGCCTGGCACAACTTCAATTCTGCGAATGAGCAACGCGGCCTATTTCAGCGCACTGGCTGCATCTGGCGTGACCGTCTACATCACACCGGGGCAGGGGTTGTGACTGACGATGACTTCCGTCGCCTTGAAAGCAAGGTTGACAAGCTGACGGATGCCGTTGGCAAGCTGATTCTGTTTGAGGAAAGGCAAGCCACGCAGGGCGAACGCATTGGAAACGTGGAAGTCAAGCTAGGCATTCATGATGCCACTTTGCAACGCATTGACAAGAAGGTCGACCAGTGGGTCAATCGCGGCGTCGGTGTCTGGGCTGCTGCGGCCATCGTGTTTGCAGTGGTCAAATACTTAGACAAATGACACCGCACTTCAGCCTGGAAGAATTCACCGCCAGCGACACGGCGGCCAGGCTGGGCATTGACAATCGCTTGCCAGATGAACTGCGCGAAAACGCACTGAAAACGCTGGAAATGATGGAGCGTATTCGGTTCCATATTGATGCGCCAATCACAATCACATCAGGATACCGCTGCAAGGCCTTGAATGGCGTCATAGGCTCCAAACCGGGGTCAGACCATACGATGGCCTTGGCTTGTGATTTTCGCGCTCCAAAGGCCGGTAGTCCATTCCAGATAGCCGCAAGCCTGGCGCCTGTTTTCAAGATCATTGGCATTGGGCAGCTTATCTTGGAGTTTGGTACTTGGGTTCACGTTAGTACCCGCATACCCGACAAGGTGATCAACCGCATCATCACCATCGACAAAGACGGAACGAGGGCAGGAATATGGCAGTAGACCCCATCAGCATTCTCTTGGGCATTGGCTCTAAGGTCATTGACAAGATATGGCCTGATCCTGCCCAACGTGACGCCGCCAAGCTGGAGTTGCTCAAGATGCAGCAGTCTGGCGAGTTGGCTCAACTGAGCGCCGACACCAGCCTGATGATCGAACAAATCAAGGTCAACCAGGCAGAAGCAACAAACCCAAGTCTGTTCGTGTCTGGCTGGCGTCCAGGCGTGGGTTGGGTCTGCGTAGCCGCCTGCGGATGGAACTGGATAGGTTTACCCATTGCCAAGCTGGGGCTGGAAATCTACGGACAACCAATCAACTTGTCACCAGCAGACCTAACCGAGATGCTGCCGATTTTGATGGGTATGCTTGGGCTGGGTGGCCTCCGCACTATCGAAAAGCTACAGGGCCGTGCTTCTAAGTAGCTTCATGGCATCCCGCAGGTCTTGACGTAGCTGCTCAATCGCCTCGGCCTGCTGTTGCATCCTGATATAGCTGTCCGCTGCGAATTTGTCCAGCGTCGTTCTCTCCCAGGCCGGGAAGTTCGGTAGATCGTTCAATTTGGTTCCTTATCCACTCCGGGCCACCAAGTTTAATCAACTTGATGCGCTGAGTTTGAGTTAGCTTGATTGAGTAGAACACGTTCAGCGGTTCGCCAAGGCGTTTAGCACTCACGGTCGTTTCCTCGGTAGCGGAGCCCAATGCGTCCAGAACTGCGTACCCGGCAGGTGTTCGTAGTGCCCCATTGTCGCTACTCCGCTACGCCCAAGCAGCAGTATCTTCAAATTGGTTGGCGTGTCCTGATCAATTAATATCCAGAAATAATCATCTGCTACCACCGTTGATCTGGTGCTGTCCAGCTTGTACTTGATCTGTCTCTCTAACTCTTCAAAGGCTTCATCTTCAGTCATGTCCCCCTCCTAATTCCAATTGCAAAACTTAGCCACGCCAGTTCAATCCACCAGTCCTCTTCTACATTGATGGCAACGGCAGGCCACAGAAAGATAGCGGTGCTGCTGGTCTTGGTGTAGATCATGTGTTGCGCTCCTTCAGTTTGATTTGTACGCGCTGAAACGCAACCAGATAATTCCCACGCTCTGCAAGCTGACAGGCTTCCAAAAACTCATCATCCGTCAGACCTACCCACGGGCGTGGTACGGACAACTTTAAGTTGGCAACTTGCAACGCGCCTAAAACGTCATACACCTGATTTTCAAGCCGTTTACACCTTTCGCACTGGTCAGTCATGTGTTGCGCTCCTTTAGTCTTGCTTCGATGGCATCAAACGCTGTTTTACCAATGGTCATTTGGCAATAGTCTTCAAGATCATTGCGCTCACCTTCCGTCAGCCCTACCCACGGGCGCTGTGCTGCGGGTGGGGTGGTGTAGAGATGTGTCCCTATTGGCAATTCGTTAATGTCTGATTCCTCAAAATCAATATCACGTTTCCCCGGTGCTCCATAACAAATCCACGCCACCGGCTCCTGCTCTGGCTGTGCTGCTGGTGGTGGGGTAACAAAGTGATCAGCCAAATCCCGCGCCCGGTGCTTGTTGATACCCTCTCGGACTAAATTGACCACCACCATGTCTCGCCATTGACTCGGCTCCTGCTTTGACTGCTCCAATGCGGTGCGCAGGTCTGCGATTGCGGCCGCAGTCGTACCGGATTGCCAAAGAGGTGAATCCCAGCGTTCAAGCACCGCCTGCGCGGCTTGTCTTAGGTCAGTCATGGTTGCTCCTTGCTCTGATAGCGGCGGCAAAATGCAGTCGTGCCGGATACCGGACATGACTCTCACACAACTTCGCGCATTCCTCCCGCTCATGCTTGGCAACAAGGTGGGCAAAGTGTTCAATTTCCTCGGTAAAACAAACCCAGCCTTCAATATCTCTTCCAAGTTTTTCAAACCCAAGCTCCCGCGCCATGCGGATGATGTCGTCTTTGGTCATATTTCCTCCCTCTTTATGTGTCCGATCACTACTGCAATCACATCGCCTGTCTTGCCAAATGCTTTAGTTGCGTTCATCGCCAGTAGCAGCGCCCGTTCAAACTCTGCTTTGCCGTACTCAACCATCTGAGCCTCGGTGTAGCCAACCAGTCCGTAACATGTAGGCAGCGGTGTTTTCATGTCAAGTACCCCACAAGGAAAGCAAACGCCGCCAACGAGATCGTGGTGATCGCTACTGCAAGACTGAGTGCTACCCAGTCTGGTTTGTAGAGGTCTTCTACTTCATCGTCTTGGTTGTGGTCAGTCATTTGGCTTCTCCTTTAGCTATTGCTGCACGGGCAATCATGTTGCCGTCGCTATTGCCGTAATGCTCGCCATTCCCCAGCCGCGCCAATTTTTCCAACGCCGCCAGCAGTTCCTGATTCACCTCATGCAATCGGTGCAGTTCATCAGCGGCATCTTCGCACCATGCAAGAGAATGAACCCACGCTGGGGCTAGCTTGTCAGCCAGTCGCAAGGCTTCTGGTTGTGTCATGTGAACTCCTTTACCTTCAGTCCGTACACCGTGTACAGGTAGTTTGACCTTTTGTTGTTTTTATTGTCGGCTGCTTCTTTGGCCTCGACGCGGTTTCGGTATTGCCCGTGAATGGTGAACGCTTGGAGGTTGTAAAGTTCGCCATGGCTGTACGGATGCGGCGGATGCTTTCGCACAATCCAAATAGTCTTCATGTCCGATTCCCCCGTGATGGCAGCTTGTAAGCGTCCATCGACCCTGCTCGTGGTACTTGGGCTGTGTAGTCGCCGTCGCCAGTGCGGTACGTAGTGCGCTGCCACAGGTTGTTCTCTGCTGCCTTCACTTCTCCGGGCTGCTTCTCGCGCTCAACATACGGCCCAAGCGTCTCCTTAGTCTTCTTTTGAAGCTCAAGGGCGGCGTGGCGCACGATGTGAGAGGGTGCGCGATTCACCGAAATTTCTTCTAAGATACTCATGATGGTTTGTCCTAAAAAGGAATGTCACTATCTTCATCTTTTGGCAGGCCTTGATACTCTTTCGGCTTGGGGTCATTCAGATATGCCCAGCCATCCCAGCCGCCTTCTTTCAAGGGGATAACGTCCAGCTTGAGCATATCGCCGCGCTGTCCCTGAATGATGCTGCCAATGCGCTGATAGCGGTTCTTCTTCTCGCCCTGGCCGTTGGTGTATTGGCCGACGATGCAGCTGATTTCTTTGATGATTGCCATGATTTAGTAGGTGTGTTGTTTGCTGATTTCTTGGATAACCTGGTCGTAATAGACCCTGGCCGCTTCGACTTTGACTTTGATCTTGTCTTCTAGTGTTAAATCCCTTTCATACGGAACGATGGTTACGCGAAGTTCTCGATTGATGTGGTCAACCTGGTGCAATGATTTATTCTCCCAGCCAATCAGATCCGCAGGAGTGCTGACCAGGCAATAAGCAATGTCTGCCCGTGGCTTGTCCCACAACATCATGTAGGCGCGCAGCTGCCATTCATAGCCCTTGTCTTCACCTTGATCAGCCAGGACGGGAAAGGTGGTCAGACACCAGCTGCTTTTGATATCAATGATCCTGTCCTCCGCCACAATGTCAGCCTCTCCAGTTATCCAGGCGTTGTTTCTGCGTTCTGTGTTTTTGGCGTGGCTGGTCAAATGGACAGCGTTGTACAGGTCAATGGATTCGTCCTCAACCTGGATGCCCTTGTCCATGTACTTGCTGCTAACCCGCTCGTCATAGCCGTAAACAAACTCTTTGGCCAACTTGGTAACGTAGGTCTTAGCACCGACAGACAGTTCATCTTTGCCTTTGCCGTCAGTCATGATTGCGCTCAATGCGCTGGCGCGAAACAGGATGCTCATAGTTTTGCTTTCTGTACGTCTTTTGCATAGGTGATTCGATCACGGGCGGCAGCATCATCACCGACTGTTTTGATGGCCAAGAAAAATGCGTCCTTGAGCGCCTGGTGCGTTGTGCAAGCGCTAATGTCTGACAGCAGGGCAAAGACTGTAGCGTCTGTTATCTTAGGCTTTTTGCCGGCATCTTCATCCAGGTGCAGTTCACCCTTGTGCCACAGATCAAGTGCAGCGCCAAACCGCATTGCAGCATTACGCAGGGCATCACCAATCACTTCTTTGATGGCATCCCCGCCTGTTTTGCTGCCTGCGTGACCGTAGCCCAGCCGGGTAACACCGCAAATCGTCAAGCGGATCCACATACCACCCAAGTCATCCATCACCGGCAGACCGTGGGGACTGATGGCCAGCGGCTCCCAGTTCCAGGCTGGGTCAGTGTCCAGCAAACGATCAGTCAATGCTGCGTGGCCCACATAGGCCAGCTTTACTCCGCCTTTCGGCAGGTAGCTGATCTGGTGTTCTGGGAAAGGTTTCCGCAGTTCTTGCAGTTTGTCGCTCATGATGGTTCCTTGATTTCCAGTTGCTCTTCCGTTGCAGCAAACAAAGTGATCTGAGTCAGATTGCCATCTTTGTCAATCACATTCAACTGCCGACGCCAAAACAAACCTCCGGTGCTGGTCAGTGAGTTTGTCTTGGTCAATTCAACTGAACGGACTTCATGGATCATGGTCATGGTTGTCATTTCATTTCCCCTTGTAAGCCAGTTCGATTTCGAGTTCCTTGATACGCTCCTGGGCGTTTTCCAACAAATAAGCCATTTCGCGCAGCTTGCTGGAAAGCATTCCGCATTCAAACGCCAGCCGGTCAGACGGAGGCGCGCCTTCATACGCTCTGTTCGCAATGTCCGTAATCCCGGACAAGATATCTTCGATCTTCACAATTGCACTTTCTGGGTCTTGTGACCCCGTTTAGTCAAACACTGAACACTGCCGTTTGCCAGCTGCGTCCATCCTGCGTTATCGCCACACATTGCCTGTGCAGCCTTCTCAAACCTCGCCTGCGCTCTTTTTTCTGCTTGTGTAGCCTTGGCATCAGCCGCGGCATCAATCGCAGCCTGGTGATCGCTAGGGCCGTCCAGCAGGTACGCCGTGGACAACACCAAAGCTGTCGCTACAGCCAGCGTCCAGTTGATCAAGTGATTCATTTGGCATCCCTCCGGTTTTCGTAGCGCTCCTGGCCACGGTCGTACTCATCATCCTTGGCCGCTACTGCCATGTCTTCCAAGGCTTCATCTTCAATTGTTGCAACCAGATCGCCAATTACCTCGGAAATGTCGACGCCTTCAACCAAAGCCCACACCAGCTCAATGCTGGCGGAAGAACCAGGGTGATCGTAAGTGGCGCGTTCTTCTTCCTCAAATGCCAGATAGCAATCCAGCACCAAGCCGCCAGCAGTCTCAAAGCGGTGGTTGTACAAACCTTTCAGGTCTTCTTTGGTTGGCTTGTAGCCAGTTGTCCAGACGGGAGTTTTCATGCTGCCACCTCAAACCCGGCAGCTTCAATTTCCTCTGCCGTCGGGCGGCAATAGCCGTGGAATCGGTAGCCGTCCCAGTCTGCCTCAACCAGAAACACATGGGTGATGACCAACTGGTCATCTTCGATGGTATAAGTTGCGCCATAGTTTTGCATGATGTTTTCCTAAAAAGACCTCTACGTTGTGTTGAGGATTGACTGCATCATAAGCCAGCTTAAATCATGTCGTCAACTACTTTGTTAATCCCCCTTAACTTTTGTCAAGTATTGACAGCTCTCACTCTGTAAAGCTGGCTTACAATGCGGCATGACTAAAGAACAGGCGATCACTCTTGCTGGCTCACAGGCCAAGCTGGCGGCATTGCTGAAGATCAGTGATGCTGCTGTCAGCCAGTGGGAAACGATTCCAGAGAAGCGCATCTGGCAGCTGAAAGTCTTGCGACCAGGCTGGTTTGTAGGGTAATATTGGGAAGTTTTGGGACGCTTGGCGGCGTCATTCGCAGTAGGGTTACACATGCTGTCTGCTGGTATTGCGCCAGTCCGCCAACACCGAAAGGTGAGACAGCAGGTGTAGCCCTTTTTTTTGGGCTTTTTATGTCTGTTTACTTTCCTTTGGAAGCAAAAACATCGGTTGCTGGAGATGGAGAAGGGTTTATTGCTATTACACAAACTCCGCCAAAAGGCGGCGATGAAGTTGTTGTATGGCTATCGGTTCATCAATTTCGAGAAATTTGGAACCATGAAAAACGCTTGATTGCAGAAGCGTATGGGGAAGAAGACCTAACATGAAACGCCCATCCTTTCAGTTCTACCCATCGGACTGGTTGAGAGATACGGCGCTCAGATCATGTTCACCGGCTGCGCGTGGCCTATGGATTGACATGATCTGTTTCATGCACGAAGGTAATCCATATGGCCATCTGAAGGTTGGCAACAAGGTTATCCTTCCACCCAACCTTGCCAGCATGGTCGGGGCAACCTTGCCTGAAGTTGTAGGTTGGCTTGATGAGTTGAACCAGGCTGGTGTTTACGACTTTGCTGAAGGAGGTGAAATCTACTCAAAGCGCATGGTCAGAGACGAATGCCTGCGAAACAAGAGGGCAGAGGGTGGCAAACTAGGTGGAAACCCTAACTTGAAGGTTAACCTTGAGGTTATCCCCGAGGTTGGAAACGAGGTTAAACAAAAACCAACCCCTTCATCTTCTTCTTCTTCTCCATCTTCATCTTCATCTTTAACTTCAGTAGATACCAATATATGTCCACCTGACGGTGGCCTTGACGTAAAAATTCCTGATTGCAATCATCAAGCAGTCATAGACCTCTATCACCAGCAGCTGCCAACACTACGCCGGGTGGAAGTCTGGAACGCTGCCAGGCAAGGCTACTTACGGCAACGCTGGCGAGAGGTAGCGGCAGAGCTGGGCAAAGACAAGCCGATCAGCGCAAGCGCGGTGCTGGACTGGTTCAATGACTTTTTTGGCCACATCCAAAAATCTAGATTCCTGGTTGGCAAGGTAAGCGGAAAAGACGGGCGCGCGTTTACGGCTGATTTGGAATGGATTCTCAAACCCAGCAATTTCGCAAAAATAGTGGAAGGAAAATATCATGGCGCTAACTAATTTCAGAAAAGAAGAACCGATCAACGACCATAGCCTGCTGTGCAGCGTCAACGGATGCGGCAACCTGTGGATCGTGCGATTGGAAGGATCGCCACCCAAGTGCAGCCATCACCAGTGGGGTGCAAAGCCAAAGAACGAAGGCACGATGAGCTACAAGCAATGGGCAGACCGCCAGCCGCTGAGTAAGCCTGTGGCCGATTGGTACAAACAACCCGATGAAAAGTGGTGAAATATGCCTCTAACCCGCATGGATATTGACGTTATAGCTACAAAAGGAATAGCATGAACACCGAATTAGAAAAATACGAAAGCAAAATTTTAAGAATTCCAGAATCAGGATGTTGGATATGGATGGGTGCAGTAAAAACACACAAACATCCATATGGCTGGGTTGGTTACAAAGGAAAAAACTACAACGCGCACAGGTTGTTTTATATGCTACATCACGGCATTCAATTGACAAATCCTAAAATTCTTATTTGCCACACTTGTGACGTACCGCAATGTGTAAATCCAGATCATTTATTTGCTGGAACACAAAAACAAAACGTGAATGATATGTGGCAAAAAAATAGACAAGCAAGAAGACTGATAAAACCAAAATGCAGATCAATATTAAATCCAGCACAAGTTTTTGAAATTAGGAAAAAATGTTTAGCAGGAATTTCTGACAGTGATTTATCAAAAGTTTATAAAGTTAAAAAAGAAACAATTAGAGACATAAGACTTTATAGGCGCTGGAAAAATTTAACCGAGGAGAGTAAAAATTAATTACTACCAAGCCCATAAGCTGCTTGACGAAACCAGAGCAGGCCATGACCACACCGAAGCCGACATCACCGCAGCCCTGGAACTCACTGGAGACATTGATATCGACATACGCAGTGATGGCGTTAGCTGGTGGGGATCAAGCCCTCAAGGATGGACGCCGCGAGTACCTACTTCAACGCTTTCAGGAATTGGAACAAGATTTGCCGGGATCTCGATCAATGATCATCGACAGAATTAGGCAAATCAAATGATGCTAATCATGTTCACAGTGCCAGGCCAGCCGCACGGCAAAGGGCGACCGCGGTTTGCCAGACGAGGAAACTTCATCCAAACCTACACGGACGCCAAGACAAGCAGCTATGAAGACCAGATCAGGTTTTACGCACTACAAGCAATGGGAAGCAGTGAACCGCTTAAAACGGCGCTAGAGGCTTTTATTTACATCAGGCTACCAGTGCCTAAGTCATACCCAAAAAAGCGAGCAGAGGCGTGTTTAAGTGGCTCTGAGTGGCCTTGTAAGAAGCCAGACCTGGACAATGTTGTGAAATCTTTCATGGATGCAATGAATGGCATTGTTTATGGCGATGACTCGCAAGTGGTGGAGATTCACACAACAAAGGTGTATGCCGAGACTGCTGGCGTGGATGTACTGATAAAGGAAAAAGAATGAAAGTCACTTGCTGGGAACCAGTCCAGGCGCACAAAGAAATGATGACCGTTGTCTGGCCGATGCTGAAATCAATGCTGATTGCCGGCCACCGGATGACGATTGAGATCAAGCAGAGCAAGCGTAGCGTGGAACAGAACAGTATGTTTCACAGCATGATCGACAAAATAGCAAAGCAAATGGCCGCGGCCGGCAGCACCTGGACGGCAGATGATTGGAAACGATTGCTGATTGACCAGTGGGCGCACGACACAAACAGGAAGATCGGCAAGGTCTGCCCGAGTCTGGATGGAGAGCGCATTGTCCAACTTGGCCTGCAAAGCCACAAATTCACGACAGCGGAAAGCAGCGAGTTCATCGAATTCTTGCTGGCATGGTCAGCAGACAAGAACATTGATGTTTCCTAAACACGTCTACGTGCGCGACAAAGCCTTGCTGAAACGAGTAGCGCAGCTGGATTGCCAGCATTGCGGCAGCGGTGAAATGGTGCAGGCAGCGCATAGCAATTGGGGCGGCGGTAAGGGCCGGGGAATAAAAGCTGATGACAACCTGGTGGCCGCGCTATGCCTGAAATGCCATTGGGAAATAGACCAAGGTGTTAAACTAACTAAACTCGAAAGGCAGGAAATGTGGCAGAAAGCACACCAGCGAACGATGAGGGCATTGCAGTGATCAGAACAATTATTGTGAGACTTTATGCTGTGCTTGGCGCATTGATCTTGCTGGGCGGCATTGCAATGATGACCGACAGATTCGGGATGGGTCTGATTATGCTGGGTCTGTTTGGTATTCCCTGGCTCCTGCTGCTTTGGTGTTTTTGGCCATTTTTCAAGAAAAGCAATGCGTAAATCCAAATACAGCGAGAACAAACAAGAGATTTGCGCTAAGGTGCTGGAAGGCATGAGAGGCGGCAAAAGCACGTTCAAGGCTTGCGAAGCGGCTGGAGTAAGTCATTCGACTTTTATCGGATGGGTTGGAGAAGATGTTGAACTTTCCGACAGTTATGCGCGTGCGCGAGAAGATTTGCTAGAACGCATGGCGCAGGAAGTGCTTGATCTGAGCGACAAGGAAGTCCCAGAGACTGGTGACGGCAGGAAGGATTGGCAAGCAATCCAGAAGCATAAATTGCAGGTTGATACGCGCAAATGGCTACTGTCCAAGCTGGCCCCGAGGAAATATGGCGAAAAGCTGGAAGTGTCTGGCGACCCGGCAAACCCCCTGGTTCAGCGCATCGAGCGCGTGGTGGTTAAGGCATGAGCCTGTTCACCGACATTCAACACCGAACCCGTGACGATGCAGGGTGCGCAGTCTGGCGGTTTTCATGCTGCAACGGCCATCCGGCAATGAGGCAGGGAAGCAAAACCGTGCTGGTGCGCCGCGCCATTTGGCAGGACTTGCATGGTGACATTGAACCCGGCAAGATCGTCCGCATGACTTGCGAGACGACTGGATGCGTGCATCCTGATCACATTCAGTTGACCACATACCAGCGCCTGGCCAAACAGCTTGGCTCGCTTGGCATCATGTCCGGCCCGGTGCGCAGCGCAAAGATCGCGGCCACAAAACGCGCAAAATATGCCAAGCTCACGCCAGATGCCGTGCAGGAGATCAGGGCCAGCGAAGAAACAGGCCGCGCAATGGCAAAGAAGTTTAACGTGGATGAAAAGCACATCAGCCGAATTCGGTTGAATCGTTGCTGGAAGCAGTTTTCAAGTCCGTGGGCTGGATTGGGGGCGATGTGAAAAAAAACATCATCAAGACAATGACTGCTTTGTCGCATCGCCACGACACATGGCGTGTGTTTTCTGATTTTGTGGAAATGTCGGCTGTCAGCATTGCAAACGCCTGTGACAAGTTTCATCCAGATTACGACAAGCGTGAAGCCAGATACATGGAAATCGTGAAGGCTTACACGGCTGAAGAATTAAACGACTTTGCCAAGATGCTTGGTATGTTGACCCAGCAATTAGAGGTAAGCCCTGGTGATGTATTGGGTGAAATCTTTATGGAGATGGATTTAGGGTCTAAGTGGCACGGGCAGTTTTTTACGCCTTACGCGCTTTGCAAGGTAACGGCATCCATGATGGCTTCCGACTTTGAAGAACGATTAAAGTCAAAACCATTCATTACAGTAAATGAACCGGCATCAGGTGGCGGAGCTATGTTGATAGCTTTGGCCGAAGTAATGACAGCCAAGAATATCAATTTTCAAAAGTGCCTTCACGTCACGGCTCAGGATTTAGATTTAAAAGCGGTACATATGAGTTATGTCCAATTGAGCTTGTTGGGTATACCTGGGATTGTCATTCATGGAAACACATTATTAAATGAGAAGAAAAGTATGTGGTATACACCGATGCACATTATTAATGGTTGGAGTCGAAAGCTGAAAAACGATGATCAACTTCATTTGGAACCTGTTGATCCGATTGAATTAGTCATTCAAAATCCTCCTTTCGGAGCTAAAGAGGTAAGTCAAGGAACTTTGTTTTGACTACTCTCCAACTTCAAACGCCTGAGTGGGCACTGCCACTATTGCAGGCCAGCCGCTACAAAGGCGCATGGGGTGGCCGTGGCTCTGGCAAGTCCCACATGTTCGCGGAACTGATGATTGAGGCGCACATCATTGACCAGAAGCGGCGAAGCGTTTGCGTGCGTGAGATTCAGAAATCGCTGAACCAGTCCGTCAAAAGATTGTTGGAGACGAAGATTCAGGACATGAACGCTGGCGCTTACTTTGAAGTGCAGGATGCCGTCATTAAGGCCAGGAAGGGCGATGGCGCGATTATTTTCCAAGGGATGCAGAATCACACCGCCGACAGCATTAAATCGCTGGAGGGCTACGATTGCGGCTGGGTGGAGGAAGCACAGAGCTTGAGCCAGACCAGTCTTGACCTACTGCGGCCAACAATCCGCAAGCCAAATTCAGAGCTGTGGTTCACCTGGAACCCGAGGCAGATCACCGATCCGGTAGATTTCCTGCTGCGTGGCCCGACACCGCCCAAAGATGCAATCGTCATCAAGGTCAACTTTTCCGATAACCCTTGGTTTCCGCAAGTCCTGCGTGACGAAATGGAATACGACAAGCGGCGCGATCCAGACAAGTATCAGCACGTTTGGCAAGGTTCCTACCTGACCAACAGCAGCGCCAGGGTGTTTAAGAACTGGAAGATTGACGAGTTTGATGCACCACCAGACGCTATCCACCGGCTGGGCGCTGACTGGGGTTTCGCGGTAGACCCGACAACGCTAGTTCGCTGTCACATCATTGGCAGAACGCTTTACATTGATCACGAGGCCTACATGGTTGGCTGCGAGATTGTGAACACGCCAGACCTGTTTATGACCGTTCCTGAGGCCGAGAAATGGCCAATAGTTGCGGATTCAGCCAGGCCAGAGACAATCAGCCACATGCGCAAGAACGGTTTCCCAAAGATAATGACGGCCGTCAAAGGCCCGAAATCAGTGGAAGAAGGCATAGAGTTCCTGAAGGGGTACGACATTGTTG